TTGAAGAACCAGTCAAACCTCCGTCAGACACGAAGAGATCTGGTGTCAGGCTCGCTCAGCCCGGATACGGATTTGGAGGAGGGACAGGTTACCGTCCCTTCCCCGCTGACCCCAGCCCCTTCAGAAATCGTTAGGAGACTTCCTGACAATATTCCCGAGCATCGACGCTGCCGACACTGTGGGTTAGTCTTGTATTCTCATGCAGAATTGTATATGCGTATACATATCTCTTGCGTGCAGGAGATAAGGCTTAGGGGAAATAGAAGAATACCGGGGCCGAGATATGGCAGATAACGCATTTGGGCCTAATCAGCTTGGTGGCGGTGAGGTCAATGACCAGCCAGTTGCCCCTGATGACCATCAGATGGTTATTAATCAGGTTTTGACTGCTCGAGATCAGGCCTGGGATGCGAAGTATTCTCGGATGGTTAAGAATCGCCGGAATATGGATGCTTACCTTGGGAAGCAGGACTGGAGTTATAAGCAGGATGGTCAGAGCACAGAGTTTATTCCCAAGACCTCCGTTGCCGTTGAGGCTATGGGTAATTTTATTAAGCGTGGCCTTCTTAAGTTTGGACCCTGGTTTTCTGCCCAGCTTGACCGATCTCTCGATCAGCTTGTTACTGGCCAGCAGCTATGTGCGATCCTGAATAGCTTTCTTAGTGACCTCTGGGATGGGAACAATGTCAGTAAGAGATTTGAGATCGTCATCTCCGATGCCATCAAGATGGGGTTGCTCAACTCCGTTATCATCCTCAAAATTCATGGTGGCATGGCACCTTACCGGCGCTTTCGCTTCGTGCCGGGGACTAGGACTGTCAGTCCCGAAGATGGCTCGATCCAGAATGGTGAAGACACCCTTGAAATGGAAGAAGACAAGCAGTGGAAACTCCGGATTGATCTGGTTCCGCCTGAAGACTATTACCCTGACCCGTCTGGGAATGGACTCTTCGAGATACATTCCGTCGAGCGTGATCTCCACGAGGTTCTCGAGATGGCAGAGGACGGGGTTTACGACGAAAAGGTGGTCAAGCAGTTGGTTGCTACGGACTTCCCGCGTCCTGAGGACGAGAAACGTTCGGAAGGAGACAAGAATCAGGACGTCTATGTCAATCCCAGCTTCAGGAAAAGAGTTGTACTCGATGAGTACTGGGGCACTTTGCTCAAGTCTGATGGCACGGTTGCGCACAGAAACTGCGTCACGACGGTTGCTAACAAGCGATTTCTTATTCGTCCCCCAGAAGATAACCCGTTCTGGCATCAAGAGAGCCCCTTCGTTGCAGCTCCAATCGTCCGCATCCCCGGATCAGTGCACCACAAAGCCCTCTTTGATGATGCAGTGGCGCTGAACTTTGCCCTAAATGAGCTGTTTAACCTTATCCTCGATGGCGGAATGGCGTCTGTTTGGGGAACTAAGCAAATCAGGATCGAAGATATGGAGGATCCTGGCCAGGTTGAGGGCGGTCTTAGGCAGGGAACCACTATTGCTGTCAAGCAAACGCTTCCTCATAACGCGAAAGTGGTGGAGGAATGCTCTACTGGTGACGTCCCTAACGACGCGATGGCAGTTTATGAGGCCATCGATAGGGAATTCAACACCGCTGTGATGACAAATGATCTGAAATTAGGCTCAATGCCATCTAAGCAGGTCCGAGCCACCGAGATTGTGGAGGTTTCTCAGTCTCAGGCCATCACTTTGGATGGTATGATCGCAGATGTTGAGCGAACTGTGATCGATCCTGCTCTTTATAAGTCTTGGATGTGCGTTTTGCAGAACGCTGATGAGTTTAATCCAGTTATGTTGAGTTCAGTGACAGACAAGACCGTCGCTAATATGATAATGCGGGCTAGTCCTGAGGAAAGATTTGCTCTCTTTGGGGGAAGATCACAGTTCCGGACCTTTGGACTGTCCGCAACCATGGCGAAGGCCTTGGATTTTCAGAAGTTCATGGCCTTGATGCAAGCGGTTCAGATGAACCCAATGCTCTTCCGTGCTTTCATGATGAAGTTCAGCCCAGATCGGGCCTTGACAACCATCATGTCTAAGCTGAATATCAATCCGGATGATCTGATGCAAAGTCCGGAAGAGCAATCCCAAGCCCCGCAGGCGATGCAGGAGACTTTGGCTCTAGGTCAGGCGATGCAGCCAGCTGGTGCAGGAAGTCAGGCCTCAGCGCCCGGCGCACAAGGCGCCGGGGGTCAGCCACTTGGCGGCGGTAGCCGCGTCCCTGCGGAGATTAATCAGAGCATGAACCCCTCCACCGGGCTTGTGCCCAACGCGTGATTGTGGGAGGATTGGAATGCCAAAGGGTAAAGGCAAGAGAACTGTCGAAGATGTTATGCATAAGTTCAAAGCCGGCACTCTACGATCAGGGAGCGGACAGAAGGTGACCAACCGAAAGCAAGCTATCGCGATTGGGATCTCTGAAGGCTATCCTAAGCGTCGGAAGAAAAAGCGTAGACGGACGGGGTACTAGCCATGGCCGAGGACAAACCAGGTGGAGCAGCATTCTGCGAGTACAACGGAGTCCCTGACTACTCAGGAGCAGGAGGTGGCATGTCAGCATCAGAAAATCGCATGGCTAATTACCGCGGCAAGGTTATCGGCGACCCTAGCGGGCCTAAGAGCACGAGCGGCGGAGCCGATCTTGGCCCCAATGCGAAGAACACGATAATGAAGATGAATGATCGGACTCCTTCTAACACGCCACTGCCAGGTCACGGCGATGAAGTGAGTCCGGCGTCGACGCCTCATAGCCGCAACAGAGGTAGTAAGACACCGAGCTACAAATGAGCGGCTATCATAGACAGAAAATCGACCCAGAGGTCCTTATCAACGCCTTGATCGGCAACGCTCAGGCGAATGGTAATAGGCCTCTGGAGCAGCGTCTGGCTGATCTAACTGTGTGGTTCTACAGGAACCGCAAGTTTATTGATGTTAATAACATTCATAAGCGGATGAAATTGTTTGAGGATGGTTTTTGGATCTTGCTTGAAGTCAATGCTCTGTTGATGGATCGCGTGCAGGAAATCGAAAATCAGCGAAAGAGTGCAAGTCTCTGGCTCCCCAGGGGTATGAAGATAGAGGGTGATCTTGTCACAAACCCAGACTAAGCAAGAAAATCTGGAGGCCATGCAGCGTGCTGAGGAAGCCACGGTGGTCTTGGGCCATATTTCCGGCTATGTTGACGCTACTGTGCGTGGCATTACTAATAACCTGGTTGCTCACTATCGAACTGGGAAGATAGATCACGATGTTCTTGTTGGCGGGGTTGGTGAGATCAATGCCCTACTGAATATGGTGAGCCACTTAACGGTGGTTCAGCGAAATGGAGAGGCTGCGGCCAGTAAGGAGTTTGGGAAGAATGGCACGGAGAAGAAACCAGAGGCAACCGTCGAGCGGACAAGAATCGGCATTGGCACCAGGGGAGCCGAATTCCGAAGGGCTCAACCCTCTTGAGCATGGACATGTCGCAGGGCTCAGAGAAGAGGAAGCGTCGGAGAGATCGGAAGATCCGGAGGCGCCGGATCCTGAGGGGGAAGGCAATGAACAGACGGGGCCGACGGTAGCTTCTGTGCAGGCCCAGATGTTGGCTATGGAGGCCAGGCATTCAGAAGAGATGGCTGCTCTTCGTAGGCAGCAACCTCCTTCGGTTCCTAAACCTCCTGGTCAGACGCAGGAAGAAGATGATAAGCTTGATGAGCTTCTCTTCACCAATCCAAAGGAGGCCATTAAGAAGATTAGGGAGTCGGTTGGAGCTGAAATTGAGGGTCGACTGACGAAGAGGTATAACCAGGCTGAGAATACTAGGAGGTTCTGGGACTCTTTCAATAAGCAGTTTCCTGATCTTGTCGATGATCGCGACATTGTCGAGATGACTATGAATGCGAATTTAGATAAGATTGCCAATATTCCCGTTGATAAGGCTATGGAGAAATTGGCCGAGTTGACACGGGACCGCATTCGGCGGTATACAACTCAAAGGCCCAGATCGAAGAAGGCTGTTGCAGAGGGGTCGGGCAACCCTCTACCAAGGCCAACTCAGGAAGATAAGCCCGAGGTGGTATCGATAGGGGAACTTATCAGGCGGCGTCGAGCTCAAAGGTCCGGCAAAGCTAGTGCTGCATAAGGAGAAGGGGAATGGCGGAGTTCACTTGGGTCTTCGACGCACCTACGGGTACGTACAAGAATAATGCTCTCTCTATGAAGCTGTACGAGGCAGCCGTCGAGAACTCGGTCTTTGTGGACCATGTTCGGCCGGTTGAGGGATTTGGTCGGAATAGTGGTGAGAACGTCACGCTTACGCGTGTACAGAACATCACGGAGCCGACAGATCCGACCCTGCAGGAAACTGTCCGCATCCCTGAGGACACCTTTGCTCTGAGCACCAAGTCTATCACCGTCAAGGAGATGGGCCGGGCAGTTCCTTATACCAGCCTCTCGCAGGATCTTTCCCGCTATGATATCGACAACCCGATTCAGCGGAAGCTTCGCGATCAGATGAGGTTGGCCCTTGACACCCGTGCTGCAACTGGCTTTAAGCAGGCTAAGATCAAGTACGTCCCTACTGGTGCAGCTACTAATAACATTACCACAAATGGAACTCCTGGCGCTGCAGCCACGGCGAACTGGAATTACTTCCACGTCGAGCAGATCAGGGACTATCTATTCGATACGCTACAGACTCCCCCGCTCGAAGGTGATGACTATCTCGCCATCGTCAGGACGCTTGGTCTCCGAGGTATTAAATCGGATACCAAGTGGGAGACTTGGCATCAGTATACCGAGCCCCAGGCTAAGCAGAACGGCGAGGTAGGTCGGATTGAAGGCATCCGGTTTATCGAGTGTAACCACAACCGAGCTTTGGGCAAGATCGGTACGGCTTCTGTTCTTGGCGAAGGCGTGGTGTTCGGTGAGGATGCCGTGGCTATGGCGGAAGCTATGACCCCCGAGCTTAGGGCCGCGATCCCTGGTGACTTTGGTCGGTCCAAGGCTGTCGCCTGGTACGGCATCCTCGAATTTGACATTATCTGGGATACCGGCAACGCTGGCGAGGCCCGGATCGTTCACGTCTCCTCAACCTAACGCGGAACGCGAGCAATAGGATATAGGAAGGGGAAAGAGAATGGCCTACGACAATCAGCGTATCGATCAGACGATCCTGGTGCCGACCTCTCTGGCGGATGCAGCGAATATCGCTGCATCTCGCTACTATGTCGGATCAGTTCCGATCATTGTTAGGGCAGTTTGGGCAACTGTTGTTGCTAACGTAGCGACAGCGACCTCGACAGCGACTTATAAGTATCGCCCGACTCCAGGTTCTGACACTGGTGCGACTGTTTCCTTCGCCACCATTGTCATTCCAGTGGCCACCGGACTCGCTGGGAAGAGCTTTTATAAGTACCTGACGGCGACTAGTCCTGTGCGGTTACTGCCAGGTTCTGAGCTGATCCTTAGCTTCTCCGGTGGTTCTGGTGCTGGCGGGCAGGCAGCCTATGGGATCTCCTACGAGATGTCCTGGGACACGCAGCAGAATAACGCGAATGCGGTTCTGTCTGCATAATAAGTTGTGCTGACGTCGAGACTGGGAGGCCGGGTCCTAAAGGCCCGGCCATTTTTCCTTGTACGACCATGCAGGACCTATCCCTAACCAGGTCAATATTGGTGCTGGGACTTCATTTGTTTCCAGTACTAATCTTTGTGTATACTCGCCTGTGTTGAATGCAGTTCGATGCAGGGCATTTGGCGTTACTGTGGCGATTGACTGCTCTGCGATAGCTCCTGTTTTTACTCTATTCAAGCGGATTACGATGGGGAGTGATACTGGTCGGATATTGATCGGATCTTTGGTTAGGCCTTTGGGGGACTGGGTTAGGGGAAATCATATCTATCAGGAGGTTTCCTCCCTTGATGGAATTGTAAAGCCTGGTGAGGAGTTGTTGCTTGTTTTGGGGACAGGAACTGGAACCGCTGGCTTTGGATATGGGGGATTTTATCTAGATCCAGGTTGGGGAATTGAAGGTAATGTGCAACTCCAGAAACGGATCACAACCTTCTAATGTATGAAAGTGCACAACCGAACTATCCTATGAACCGCTCGTTGAGTGGTGCCGCATTTGGGCCACTGACGGGATTAAATCAGATTGCGACTTGGGCACCCGGTTATCAGCGGACATTGGTCAGGGGGATTGGAATTGGAGTAGGGGTTACCATAACAGGAACCCCAAATCTTAGTTTTTATAGGAGAACGAAGGCGGGGGATAATACTACTAAACAATTGATAGTAGCATGGACGCCTACAACCCTTCTGACCCTTGGAAATATCCATGTTAAGAGGGATATTCAGGTTACTTTGGATCCTGGGATGGATATTGTTGCAGAGGTTCTTGTGGCTGCAGGCGCTGGTAATATCTCAATTGTGTTGTTTTTAGATCCTGTTAATGAGTATTGGAAGAATATCCCTAATATGATTAAGGCGGTGCAGTGATGTACACTTCGCCGCATGTTTCTGTGCATGCAAATCAGCAGGTGCCTGCATCTAACATGGGTGGGACGACCCTTACCACTGTAGGCGTGCAGGGGAATTATGTCCCTATATACCAGCCTGTTAAGATCTTAGCTGTGTCCATCATTATAACATCTCCACCGACAACTGCTCCTCCTATTGTAGAGGTCTATCGAAGGCCAATCTGTGGAGCAGATGCGAACAGGCAACTGTATTGCCGTTTTGCCAATCCCATGGCAGACTGGTCTGTGAGGGGGAATTGTCTGTTCTATGATGATACGCAGATAATTCTGAAACCTGGGGAGGAGTTGATCTTCCTCAATGTCGCGAATGGTCAAGTTGGGGGATTTGGCTATAGGATAGTTCACCCAGAGCCACTCTGGGAGAACCCTGTCAACAATTCACAGATGCTAAGGAGCACAGCCTAATGCAGCTTAATCTTCGCCCCCACGACCAGCGTGTTGCCCGTGATGGGAGTGTGAAAGAGGTTAAAGTTCAGCCGTATGTCAGGATCTGCGTTGCTGACTATCCCCCTGTGTTTCTCCAAGAAGGTCGCTTCTTTGCTGAGGAAGTGGGGGTGATTGATAGCGATGAGCTTCCGGAGTGGGTTATTCCGGAGCTTGCTAAGTGCAATGTGGATGTTCTGAAGGAGTGCAAATGTCCTGATGGGATAATGCAGGACGTTCAGAGGGCCAGAGCTGCGTATAATGTTCAGCAGAAGGCTGCTGCGGAAGAGAGAAGGAAGCGACTCTATGGCAACAACAAGAACAATTGAGCAGGGGATTGTTCCTGCTTCTTGGATAGCCACCTGGACTAGCTTGCTGAATGGTGAGACTGGGGATTTTGCTGATATTCCCCTGGATGCAGCTACACGTTCTATTCAGGTATCTGGAACGTTTGGAGCTGCTGGAAATGTGATTATTGAGGGTAGTAACGATGGAGCTACGTTCTTTACCCTTAATAACGCCTTTGGGACAGCTTTAGGAACCGTTACAGCGGCTGCTATAAACTCCATTGATCAGAACTGTAGGTTTGTTAGGCCTAGAGTTTCGGCCGGTGATGGAACTACCAATCTAAAAGTTGTATTGGTGGCGGTCTGATGGCAAACTATGAGAGCACTAACGACCTGAAGTTGGATGTGCTCTTCAGGTCCTCTGAGTCTCGGACAGGCGTATCTGGCTGGGACTCTAAGGTTATTGAGTACCTGAATAGGTGCTATCGAGAACTTGCGACTGGGGCATCTTCTTTCCTGCCGGAGTTTGTGGAAGATTGGTGGTGGATGAGGGAAGAGGCCAGCATTCTGCTAGAGCCGGCATATACTACAGGAACTGTATCAGTTGTAAAAGGGGCTCCGACCGCGACCTTTTCAGTGGTAGTTCCTCATGATCCGAACAACTGGAGGATGCGGTTCCAAGGTGTTCCTGATATCTTTATCATAACCTCATCGGGCGCTGGATCTGCAGGCCATGCCCTCGATCAGCCGTTTACAGGAGCTTCGGGGAATTATACCTTCTTCATGATGAAGACTGAGTATGACATAGGGACCAACATCCAGGCCTTGATTGGATCGATGACTACCTATCAAGATCCTGACAATAGGATCGATGGGGTGACACCAGAAAGGATGGATGATCTTTGGCCTCCTATCAGGCTTATGCCTGGGATGCCAAAGAATTTCTCTTTGGAGAATAGGGGTAATAGCACAACTGTAAGGTTCTCTCATGGTGGCAATACTGACGGTACTACCAAAGCGAGAGTTGACTACAGATATCGACCTAGACTCACTGCCCTTGTGGACAGTCCTGCAGACATCCCTCGAGTTCCAATTGAGTATCGGCATGTTCTCGCTGACATGGCCCTTGTGTACGTACTGCTGGACAAGAACGATGATAGAAGCAACGCTGCAGCCCTGGGGGCTCGGACTACGCTAGCGGCGATGTTGAAGGAAAATCGTCGGCAGAATGTGAAGATGGGAAGTAAGGTTGGTCATATTGCACCTCGTCCAAATAACTCTACTTTCAGAGGGCCTCTGAGGACTGAAAGCGGGCTTATTATAGGGTAGTAGATGGCATATCGGGGAGTTACAGCTAGGCTACCTGTTGGAGCCCAAGGCTTTACAGGTACTCAGAACCCGTCCCAAGCAGGGCCGGGGCATCTTACGTTTGTGGAAGGTGTGGAGTTGGATGGAGGTATCATCCGTAAGGATGGAGGAGCCTCGCTCTACAACATGGCAGCACCTGCTCATGGGGGGCTGTTGACAAGCGATGTTAAAGTTCAGCTGCATTTTGACGATCTCGATGGGAAGATCTTCTTTCCTGACAGCAATGGGAATACACAGAGGACCTGGACCCCTGTTAGTATTGCACAGGTGGACAATACTTCAGTTAAGTTTGGAACTGGTTCTTTGCTTTGTAACAGCGCAACGTGGATCACAACCCCTGACCATGCAGACTTTACGTTAGGTACGACTAACTGGACTTTTGAGTGTTGGTGGAGCTGTAACGCCAACTCAGGAGTTCTGGCCAGGATGTTTGGTCAGAATGACAATACGCCTACGGATGCTAGTACTAGTATTAGGGTTCAGCGGTCGACTGGGAACTTTATTCAAGCAGTTGTCGGTATTGGTGCTGCGAATATTACAATCACTGGGACAACTCAGTTCACGAATGTTCTAAATACAGGGCTTCATCACGTCGCAGTTGTTAGAGATGGTGACACGCTCAGGCTTTATGTTGATGGAGTGCAGGAAGCAAGTAGCAATGCTCTTGGAACGCAGACCATTAACGATAGTGCTAGTATATGGGCTATTGGGCAGTCTGGTGCTATGGCTGCGAATGGCTGGATTGGGTCGATAGATGAGTTTAGGTTTACTGCGAATATTTGTAAGTATATGAGTGGGACGACGTTTACTTTGGCGACTGCGGCGTTTGCGGATTATACTACGGAACCAACTAGAGCCATTATAGCAGATTTTGATACTAAGTCGCTATTGCACTTTGATGGAGCTGATGCGTCGACTACGGCAGTTGAGAGTTCGCTATTTCCGAGGACGTGGACAGCGGCTGGAAATGCTCAGCTAGATACAGGGGTGGTACCTAGGTTTGGCTCTGCCTATGCGCTGTTTGATGGGACTGGGGATATCTTCTCAGCTCCGGACAGTGCAGAGTGGGTGTTGGGA